TTCCAAGAGACCTCAGGCAGGCATGGTTGATATTAGAAATATTGACCCATTAAAAGTTAAGAAAGTTCGTAATGTCGAGAAAGAGAAAGACGCAAAAACAAAAATCGATGTTATTAAGAGAGTTGAAGAATTTTATGTCTTCAACGACAAAGGATTTGATAAAGGTAGTGCCTCAGAAGGTTCTACAGTAAGAATTGCACCAGAGGCAATCAGTTATACTACTTCGGGTATGTTAGATTACACGAAGAATGTTGTAATTGGATACTTACACAAGGCATTGAAGACTGCAAATCAGTTATCAATGATGGAAGATGCACTTGTTATTTACAGAATATCAAGGGCACCAGAAAGAAGAATATTCTATATTGATGTTGGTAACTTGCCAAAAGCTAAGGCAGAACAATATCTTGCAGATACTATGAACAGGTATAGAAATAAACTTGTTTATAATGCAGATACGGGCGAAGTTAAAGACGATAGAAAACATCAATCAATGTTAGAAGACTTCTGGTTACCTAGAAGAGAAGGTGGCAGAGGAACAGAGATTACGACTCTTCCAGGTGGACAAAACTTGGCTGAGATAGAAGATATAGAATACTTCAAGAAGAAGTTATATCGTTCTCTGAATGTTCCTACTTCAAGACTTGAGGCCGAGAATGGTTTCAATATGGGTAGGGCATCTGAAATCAGTAGAGATGAACTTAAGTTTAATAAGTTCACCAGTAGACTGCAAACTAAGTTTGCTAGACTATTTACTGATTTACTTAGAACACAAATGATTTTAAAGAACATTGTATCAGGTGCAGAATTTGATGCAATAAAAGATTTCATACATTATGATTTTGCGACAGACAATCACTTTCAAGAATTAAAAGAAGGTGAGATTATAAGAGAAAGATTAGATATTCTCTCACAGGCTGAGTCATTTATTGGTAAATATTTTTCTGATGATTATATCAGAAAGCATGTACTTCGTTTTACAGACGATGATATTTCTAGAATACAGAAAGAAATAGATTCAGAAGGACATGATAGTGAAGAAGAAGAAGGAGATGACTACTAATGTCAGAAATAGCTAAACAAATAGTGGACCAAATAGAGTCCGGAAAATTACAAGATGCCCAGGATAGTATACATCAAGGTATCAAACAAAAGGCTGCTGACCAGGTCGACATGAAAAGAGTCGAAATGTCAGTTGATTGGACAAATGGCGAAAACTTGGGAACAGATAACAACTAGTCTTAATGAAGCGAAGTTTAAACTTCCCTCAGGACAGACTGAAGTTAAGAAGGCTACTGAAAAAGTAGGCGGTAAAACTCTGGACATAAGGTTTGGCGAAGATAAACGAGGCAAGATTCATGTTTATGTTAATACAGTCTCAATGGGAGACCCATACAGAAACATGAAAGAAGCTGAAAAAGAGATGAAGCATATAAAAATGGTAATGAAACAAATGAATGAAGACGACATCTCATTAAAGGAAATTTTAGGAGTTATAAATGAAACTAATATCTGAATTTGTTGATTACGCAATTGAACCAGTAATCGTAGAAGAAAACGAGAAAGGTGAAAAAGAATATTTCATCGAAGGTGTATTCATGCAGGCTGATATTAAAAACAGAAATGGCCGTGTATACCCTAAAGAAGTCATGAAAAAAGAAGTAGACCGATATTGCAGAGAGTTCGTAGAGAAAGGACGTGCATTCGGTGAGTTGGGACATCCAGATGGACCAACAATTAATTTAGACAAAGTATCTCACATGATAACAAAATTAGAAGAAGATGGCTCTAATTTCATGGGAAGAGCAAAGATTTTAAGCACTCCAAATGGTCAAATCGTAAGAAATTTGATTAATGATGGTGCAAAACTTGGCGTATCATCACGAGGTTTGGGTTCGCTCGAACAAAGAGGTGGTGCCCAATATGTTAAAGGCGATTTTCAACTTGCAACCGCAGCTGATATCGTTGCAGACCCCTCCGCACCTGAGGCCTTCGTTGAAGGAATCATGGAAGGTGTAGAATGGGTCTATGAGTCTGGTGTACTAAGAGCTAGAGATGTTGAAGTAATGCGTGATACTTTGCGTAATACCAAAATGAACAAACTCGAAGAAACCAAACTAAAAATGTGGAAAAAGTTCGTAGAGAACCTATAATATATAAATAAAAGAGTTAAGCTAAAACTCAAACAGGAGAAAAAAATGGCAGATTTAGAAAAATCCCTAGAACAAGCGATAGAAGAGGCTATGAAACAGCCGACTGATAAAGCTCAAAAAGGTGACTCAAAACCTGTTAAGCAAGGTTCATCCGACGCCGCCAAAATTGAAGGTGGTAAGGCTGAAGTCGTCAAACCAGAAGAAAATCCTGTTGACAAAGCAGTTGCATCAGTTAAGAGCGCAGAGAAAGGAACCAAAGAAGTTAGTGGCGACCCACAACAGAAAGGTGAATCCCCTGCCGAGAAGCAACCTAAGTTGAAGAATGTTAAAGAAGAAGAAGTATCTGAATCAGAGAAACCTTCTAAGATGCAAACTATCAAGGCTATGGTCAACGCAATGAAGGATATGAGTAAATCAGATTTACAAGCAATGCATTCTAAAATGGATGACAGTGAAGATGATGAAGACTCAAAAGAGGTTGACGAATCCTTGACTAAAGCAGAGATTGCGAGAAGCATCGTAGAATTCTTAAAGAATTCAGACGAAGAAACAGTCGAAGAAACTTACAATTCAATTATTGAAGCTAAGAAAGAAGAAGACGAAGACGAAGAAGATGAGGACGAAGATGAAGATGAGAAGGATGTTAAAGAATCCTCCGATATCGATTCCGACCTTGTTGAGATGGAAATAGAAGACGACCTATCTAAAATCTCAGAAGCACTTGACCTATCAGAAGAAAATTCTGAGAAAGCAAGAGTTATCTTTAAGGCTGCAGTTACTTCTAAAGTGGCAGAAATAAAAGAAGCGTTAGAAACAACTTATTCAAATAATTTAAAAACCTCAGTAGAAACTGTTAAAGGCGACCTAACGGAAGCAGTTGACAAGTATCTATCGTATTGTGCAGAAGAGTGGACGAAAGAAAACGAACTTGCTATAGAAAGAGGTTTGAGGTCAGAGATGACAGATAACTTTATTGATGGACTTAAAACATTGTTCGTAGAACATTATGTTGAGATTCCAGAAGATAAATACAATGTTATTGATGAACTCGCAAATCGTCTTGATGAGATGGAAGATAAACTAGACAACGAAGTATCTAAAAATATGGATGTTGTTCAAGAAAACGACCAACTCAAAAGAGGCAATGTGATAATTGAGGCCTGTAAAGACCTTACTGAATCACAAACAGAGAAGATGAATTCACTTGCAGAAGGTGTAGATTTCATTAGTGCTGAAGACTTTAGTGATAAAGTTCAAGAACTAAAGAATGCTTACTTTCCAAAAGATGGAAACATCGCTGAAGATACTGTAGTAGAAGAAGGAACTGGTGATTTCTCAGAAGAGAATGAAGTCAGACTTGACCCTGCAATGAATGCTTATACTTCAGCAATTAGTAAACTAAAACCTTTAGGATAATCTAAAGGTTTAATTAATAGGAAAAAACAAATGTTTTTATCAGAAAACTTACAAGAAAAGTGGAGCCCGATTCTAGAACACTCCGATTTACCAAAAATCGAAGACAACTACAAAAGAGCAGTCACAGCAGTAATTCTTGAGAACCAAGAGAAAGCCCTAAACGAAGATAGAGCTACTCTCTCAGAAGCTGCACCTATTAATGCTACTGGTTCTGCCATATCTAACTGGGATCCAATCCTAATTAGTTTAGTGCGTAGAGCCATGCCAAATCTCGTTGCTTACGACATTTGCGGTGTTCAACCGATGACTGGTCCTACAGGACTTATCTTTGCTATGAAAGCAAGATATAACGATTACCCAACTCAATCTGCTGACAGATTGAAACAGACAGAAGCTATGGGTGTACTTGAAGTACAACAAGCATCTGCTACTGCTGAAAATGCAGTTGCCGGCAACTATGCCGCTGTTGAAGGTGATCCATTTGCTAGTTCGAGTGCGTATGCTAACGCAACTCCTACTGGTATGAGCACAGCTACATCAGAAGCATTAGGCGACACAGGAACTAACGATTTCGCCGAAATGTCATTTACAATTGAGAAATCAACTGTAACTGCTGTATCTAGAGCATTAAAAGCCGAATACACACTCGAACTTGCACAAGACTTAAAAGCTATCCACGGTCTTGACGCTGAATCTGAGTTGGCAAACATCCTTTCTTCTGAAATCCTTGCTGAAATAAACAGGGAAGTAGTAAGAAACGTGAATATACAAGCTAAGACTGGTGCCACAGGCACTGCATCTGCTGGTACATTCAACTTAGATGTTGACGCTAACGGAAGATGGTCAGTTGAGAAGTTCAAAGGTTTGTTATTCCAAATCGAAAGAGAATCAAACGTAATTGCTAAAGAAACTCGTAGAGGTAAAGGTAACTTTATTCTATGTTCTTCAGACGTTGCATCTGCTCTTTCAATGGCAGGCGTATTAGATTACGCTCCAGCACTTTCAACTTCTTTGAATGTTGATGACACAGGCAATACATTTGCTGGTGTTCTTAACGGAAGAGTTAAAGTGTATATCGATCCATATGCTGGGTCTGATTACATGACAGTTGGTTATAGAGGTTCAAACCCATATGACGCTGGTATGTTCTATTGCCCTTACGTTCCATTACAAATGGTTCGTGCAGTTGGTGAGAACACATTCCAACCGAAAATTGGTTTTAAAACAAGATACGGAATGGTATCTAATCCTTTTGTTGGTGCTACACCTGCAAACGGAATGGCCACTGCTGGTACAAACCAATACTACAGAAAGATTGCAGTTTCAAACATCCTGTAAACTTAGTAGTTTCGAATTTATTCGAATTAAGAAGGGACTCTCAGAGTCCCTTTTTTTTAGCGTACTAAATACTACTGTACAATACAGTACGACACACACACGGAGAAAGTATGAACAATACACAACCTAAAAGTGGCTTTGAAATCAGAGCCGATTTACTTCAACAGAGTGAGAGTATACTCACTGGAAACATATATAGGAATAATGATTCTATCGTCCAACATAACGATAATTTCCCAAACGATAAGAAACCATTAGGTGACCAATTCGTTTCCACGGAAGATGTCATTTCAACTGCAAGACTTTTAAACGAGTTTGTAAACGAGAAGTAAAACTTTAGGGGACTTCGGTCCCCTTTTCACATAAATAGTATTATGGGTATAAAAACAGATATAAACAAATCGATACTAAACAGAAATAACTTTAGACTTTTAATAGAT